TTTCATTGTTGACCAGTGATGTACGGGGAGTGTTGATATTGTTTCGTTCAAACGATGTATAGGATGACATTTTATTATCACATGTCAACATACCATCACGATCATTGATCATCATGCAACCAGAGTTTTGCAGTGTACCTAGTAATGCAAGGCCAATCTCATCTTGTAGAACACCAGCTCTCACAAACACTACAGTTGATGCAGTATCAACTTTAATATCCTTTTCTTCACCATCATAATTTTTGATGGCAACCGTACCCTTTTCAATATCATTATCAGAAATCCAAGCTTCAGTAGTAACTACCCTATAACAAGGCAAACCCAACTCAGCACACGCCTTCAGTAACATACCAGTAACAATCTCTGGTTTTTTTGATTTTGAGTTGGTTAATATAAGAACTGTTATCTTATCTAGTACAACTTCCTCAGTGATAAATGACTTGAACTTTTGCAAACTAGGCTTCCCGTTTCTTACCAATATTATATTTAGTTTCTAGTGACCACTCAGATTTTTCTTTGAATGATATAACCTTAATCTGGCTTAACGGCGCAACTGGTTCTGCATTGCCCATGATATCTACTAATCCCCAATCAGATAGAAGGTTAGCAATTGTATTTCTTCTTGCAACATCATTCTCTGATAAGTTAGTATCTTTTCCATCCAATGCAAACAACTCTTTAAAATGCACAATAAAATATCTACCTTGTTTATGTAGTATATGACAAGATTGATATAGTATTTTTTCTTTTCGTGAAGCAACTCCAATTCGTGATAGTGTTTCTCTTACTTTCAGAAAATCATCGGGCTGTTTTAAAACAACCTCTAACATGTCCTTCTGTGTCCAACTAACTTCTTCCATTTTTTCCACCTTTATTTGTTCTTTGTTTTATAGCGGAAATCTGTTCATCATCTAGTATATCAAGAGCGGCTTTTGCCTTTTCATTATTATACCCATAGAACTCTTTAACATACTCTAGATTCTCTAATTTCGTCGCCTTCGCCCAAGGACTATAACGTTTCCTTGCTCTAAGACTATTTAGGAAAAAATCAAATTGTAACTTTTTATCTATGTTTGGTAGTTGGTTCATTTCATTAACAATAAATATTGTATCTTGGAATGGCATAAGACATTTATTCACAACGAAAGGCGGGTATTTCTTTTCCCAAGTTTCATCCTCAGAATCCATCAGAGGTTCTTTGGTGTTATTTATAGCATTAAGATAGTCTTTCAATTCATACATTAATTTTAACTTTCATTACGATTCCACAAATCACCATAAGCTTCATCCAAACCCATTTCTTGAGATGTACGGTTATTCATTTCTACCTGATTTGCACTATTAAGAAGAGTTAAATCTTCTCGTAATTGGCCATCTGACAATTCACCAATATAAAATGTTCTAGGTCTATCTAGAATAGAAAACTCATACACCAATCTCTCTGATTTAGAACCAATCAATTCCCGAATCATATTACGATCTTCTGTGGTTTTATGCTCAAATGACATTGTTCCATAGATTGAATGAAATAATCCAGCATCACAAATATATTTTGGAGCTTCATTAGCAACAAGAATATCATGAACAGCAACAAGGTGTTGTATCAAAGTTCCACCACTATGATGAACTTCCCCGCAACCCATTTCAATAAGATATTTAACTTTTGTAGTAATCGAGTCTGTCACTATTTGCCTCTGTGGTAAAACATTTAAATACAATGCAACTTCTTAATTTAAAAACGTTCTTTGATACAGGCATTGCTTGATGCAATCTTTTGGCCGGAAAAACAATCAACCTGTTTCCTATGTATTCAACGTGTTTTTCAATATCATTTGGTTTCTCTTTCTTTTCTTGATCATGTTCAGTCCAAATACTTGTCCCGCCACCCCAATCTTTTCTCCATCCTAACAATGGATAATATATCATAGTGAAATCACCATCATCAGTATGACGCTTAGGTTCAATTCCATATGTATGTGCATTAAAATAAATTCTACGAAAAGTATCTATACCATATTTTTCTTTAAACTTAATTTTATACATAAAATGATTCCACATCGGAATTAACCACTCAAATCCATTATTTATAACATCTTGTTCTGAATTACCAGCTGGGCGATGCCAGTGATATACCTCTTGTTCTTTATTTGACTTATGGTAATACTGCCATAAAAATTCTTTATCTGACATAATATCATTAACAAATTGTGCATCATGTGAAGGCATAACATCGTCATAAACATGCACTTTAGATTTATCTAAAATTGTATCAATCATTTAAATTTTGCCCTTGCCATTATCTCTGTTAAACAAGCGAGGGTGTTGATTTCTTGATCTGCGACAAACGCTGACTTATACTGGTACTCGCCCAGTATAACAACGACATGGGGGATAGTAGAACCATCCACACAATCATACAAGTTATCGTAAATACTACGAAACAGGCGTACAGAATCATTATCCAAATTGTTGACAACCCATTTACGAACATCTGTGAACTCCTTTCTTTTCATGTGACCCATAAGCTCCTTTATGTTGTCACTCTTTATATTTACCAATATGCCAGCATCGATATTTCCAGAAACGGAATATCTTTGTAATTCGTTTAAAGTTCTACGCCAGTCAGGAAAATATTTTTGTACAAGAGCAGCAACTGCCTTGGGTTCAAAATCAATATTTTCATCAGTAAGAATTTTCAAAGCACGTTTAAAAAACTCACCAGCAAGTTCTTGTTTCTCTTCTTTTGGTATAGAGAAATCATAAGTTGGACATCTGGATATTAGTGCAGGGATGATACGATTCTGATAATTACAAGTTAGAATGAAACCACAATTTGAACTAAACTCTTCTATAAACCCACGCAAAGCAGGCTGTGTAGATTGTGGATTAAGGTAATCTGCCTCATCAAGAATCAAATATTTACGACCACCATATAAAGATACAGTAGAAGCAAAGTTTCTGATCTTGGTTCTAAGAACGTCAATACCAGACTCCTCAGAACCATTAATCATCATATAACTTGAACCAATTTCATCAAGTATTGCTTTTGCAGCTGTGGTCTTTCCTACACCAGGCCCACCAGAGAAAGTGACATTTGGAAGTTCTCCAACTGAAACAAACTCAAGTAGAGTCTTCTTTAACTCTTTAGGTAATACACACGATTCGACTTCAGTTGGGCGGTACTTCTCTACCCACAAAAATTCTTCCATAATATAATTTCTCCCTATTTACCATAATATGATTCTGGTTCAAGGGCAATAAAGTATTCAATATCTACATTTGTATTTTTAAAATTACTAATCTTATTTTTAGATACAGAAACTTCATAAGTTCCAGGCATGATTTTAAGATTTTCAACTTTAAACCAAAACTTGTGGTCTACAGCCATAGTCGTTTCATGATCCATTTTTATATAATCAATTTCCATAGAAAAATGATTTGCTTCATCGTTTTTCTTGTCGGTGACTCTAAGACTTCCATTCTCCAATACCATATCAGGAACACCTATAACCGCAGCTGCTTTTGTGATATCAGATAACTCTTTATCGGAAAAATTAAAGTTCACTTCACAAGGCGGCATGGTAATTTCTTTTGATACTTTTGTAACAACCTCTGGAGCACTATACCAATATTTGAGAGACTTTCTAGAACCCTCATTACCCATAGTTACAAACTTGTCTTTAAAATCTAATTCTGGATTATCAAACAACGATAATGCTGCAAGAAATTCATCCAAATTATAAATTGGAACTTCCTTTTCAAAGACCTCACTAACTTTAGCGCTTGCAACTATATTCTTCATAGTAGACATCGTTTGCAGAACACTACCTTCTTTTATCATAAGGTTCTGATTGATTGTTGAAAAGTTTTTCAATACAGATACCGTGTTTTCACTTAATTTCATTATCTTGTTTCTCCATTATATCGTGATTATGTAAAGCTATAATACCATAGTGGATGACTTTTAGCAAGTCACTTTTATTATAACCATCTTTTTTTCCATATCGTTGTGCGTATTTCATGATGTTACCGATACAGAAACCTTCACCATGTCCACCATCTATGATGAACTCTGTAGCTTGAAACTTGTTCTTGCTATAGTGTCCATCATAAGTGGAGTCGATGTATTCTTTCAATTCAGAAAGAATTTCACCTTCGTTATATTTGTAATCAGGAATTTTCTGATCATTTCTTATCATCATATAAACTCTCTTCACGATCTGACATATACTTTTTCTTCTCTGCTTCAGAGTCATTTACATTCCAGTTCATTGCAATTGAGCGTCTTTCACCCTCACCAAAGAACGGCAACACTTGATGTTTTAACCACTGTGGGAAAATCAACATAGCACCTTCAGTAGGTTTAATGTAATCCTCTGTCTGTGGTCTAAGCTGCATAAGATCACGCATAGTGTTAGTACCCCAACACAAATGAGTCCACCCATCAACAGCACCTGAGGCACCCTTAATATTAGGAACGTCTGGTGTATCTTGGATACACTGAGGAACTTTCAACCATAGGAAACCCGATAGACCAGCAACAGTCTTAACACCGTGGTCATGAAACGGATTGTAGTCACCAGCATATGCATGGTTAGTCCAACACTGA